AAAGCAGTCACCATCGCCTCCTCTCAGGGCTCTACCTACAAATACCCGGCCAACATTCACCTCGATCGTAACTCTCGGATGCTATCACACTCCATGTCTCTAGTCGCCCTCACACGCTCCACCATCGGTATCAACTTCTCAGGAGACCACTCCCTCATCCGCACGGACTTCGCCTGCAACAATCTCCTTTTCTCCCGCTTCCACGCTAACCAACCCATCTCGCTCTCTGACATCTTCCGGAACATGCTAACGGGAGTGGAGATCATCACCACACCTCTCACTTCCCGCGTTACTCCCCTTCGCGGCGCCCGCTCTGAACTTCCAACCGATCTCCTTCCCATCTTCTCCCTCCAATCCAATGAAACCGCTGACCCCGTCATCGCCCCCACCTTTCGTCCTTTAGCTGAAATCGTCTCCAGAGCTTCCCATGTCCCCCTGCGACCCAATCCGTCCATCCCCGGAGTCCTGTCCCTCACTGCTTCCCTTCCCAGCTCTCACACCTCGGACGTCCTCCAAACTGCTCGTATCTTCTCCGGCGACGGCTCTGATGCTTCGCCTCAGATCTCCACTCACTTTCTTCCAGAAACGCGCCGCCCTTTCCATTACGACATCCCTTCTGCCCAAGTTTCCTCACCGGCCTTCAGCTCTGATCTCCGTCCCTCCTCCACCGCCCATACCCCCGTCTACCCTGGCGAAGACTTTTATGTCCTAGCCTCTCAATTCATCCCCGCTCACGACCCTCAGGTGAAAGAGATAGTCTGGCGCGATCAGTCCAGCAACCAGTTCCCTCTGCTCAACCAGCCATTCGAAATCTCCGCCCTCCCCTTTTCTGTCGCCTCTGCCATCCATTCCGAAAAGTCTGACCCAACCCTCCTGCCAGCATCCATTCCCAAACGCCTACGCTTCCGACCTTCCCCCGCCCCTTACTCCATCTCCCCGAAAGATGAGATTCTCGGGGCCGTTCTTTTCCAGTCTCTGTGCCGAGCTTACCATCGTTCCCCACTCGCAGAGATCCCTTTTGACGAGGCCCTTTTCATCGAATGTATCAACGCCAACGAGTTTTGCCAACTATCTTCCAAGACCCAATCTGTAATCATGGCAAACGCAAGTCGCTCGGACCCAGACTGGCGCTGGTCAGCAGTCCGCATTTTTTCCAAGACCCAACACAAAACAAACGACAACTCCATCTTTGGGAATTGGAAAGCCTGTCAAACCCTCGCCCTCATGCACGACGCCGTCATCCTCCTCTTGGGGCCAGTTAAGAAATACCAACGCATCTTTGACAATCAGGATCGCCCATCCAACATTTACGTCCACGCCGGGCACACACCTTTCGAACTTTCACAGTGGTGCCAAGACCATCTCACCGATCAACCTCACCTCGCCAACGACTACACCGCTTTCGATCAGTCCCAACATGGCGAGGCCGTAGTCCTCGAACGCCTCAAAATGCACCGCCT